GTTGAAATGCGCAGGAACTCACCGCGATAAAATGGTTTATTCTTCTTGTCTACTCTCATCAAAGAAGTAATATTGAATTGATTGCTATCTAATTGGATCCTGTCCGTGACTCTTATATCATCTCGGTATGATGTCACGAACTCAACACCTCTCTGTGTTTTAAGTCCGTCCTTATCTAAAGTCTCGTTTGCGGGTGACTCTAAAATCAAAGCGTAGATATTGCCTCGACTGGTCCAAGTGATTGTTTGACCACCGGCTCCATCGTCTGCAATAGTCCTTTCAAAGACCTCTGCATAAGCATCAAACTGAGATCGACACAGACTCAAGTTTCACCTGATCCAAATAAACGTTTGCGCCTGATTTCATAACGCAGTTTCCGCCATCGCAGTCACCACGGTTCGTATATAAATGGGCAGCAATCATAATAATACCGCGCCTGATATTAGCAGGAACGTCGGTTCTATTTGACCCGTATCCTGCTATGTATGTGATTTTGATACCATTACTTGAACGCATTGAACCAATCACGTCGGTGTTCGTATCGTTGAGCCTTAATTTGCTAGGCTCGTCAGCTGTGTAGTTGTCTAAATAGTAATTAGCTGATGAATAAACCGTCTCTGAATTATCTGTGTCAACTGTATCAACCTGAGACACTGAATCAACAGGGGACCAGTCAAAGGCTATATTTCCACCAAGTTGACCGTCCACATGAGACTCACGGCCTACTCTATATCCTGTCCACCAGTTATCGTATTCACTTGAAAACCCATCAGCATAACCGACAAGAGTTTGATTAATGAACTTTCGACCTGTGTAATTCTCTGCATAAACCCTAGCGCTTGTAATAAAGTTATTTATCAAAGCATCTTCAGATGTAGACGTAACACGAAGAGACTCCTTTACCTCTGCTAGTGTTACAGGTTCAATAGCTGGTTGAGTTGTTATCTTGCTCTTCAAAACTCTTAACCTTCTTGTCTATCTTTGCGGGTTTCGTCTTGCGAGTAGAGAAGGGCTTACAATAGCCCCTCTCTATCTGTTTCTCGGCAAACTCACGCTCTAAAAAGCATCGGTCGCCTTTACTAAAAAATTGCAGAGTGAAGCCGTTAGGATAGGCTTTTAGGTCCTTATCGAAAACGACTTCAATCTGACTCATCTCTAGTTATCGTTTCCTGTAACAGGAGCAACAGCAGGATGACCAAGAGCGAAGACGGCAGCGCCATCGCCATTAGTTGTATGAGTAGACCATGCGGCCCTCACATACTGTTTCTGACCAATGTAACCTATAGTGATTACAGTATCAGTTGCGTCAACATCGCTGTTGTTTGTGCCGATACAATCAGCAGCAGCAACAGCGGTGTACCCAGAACCAGAAGAATCTGATTCTTCTAGCTCAACTTTACCGACTAGAGTTCCGTCACCATAGGCAATCAATGTGACTGATTCGAAGTCAGATACATCAACACCAGTGCCGTCAGCCGCAGCCGTCAAAGCTTGAGGCGCGAGACTCCCAGCAAACTTTACGTTATTTTTTAAATCTTTAGTAGCCATTTTTCTATATTCCTTTTAAAATTACGCTTGTTTCAAGTATTTGATTGAGTCCCAGTTCTTGATAGATCCACCGACACGTCGTTTGAATCTAAAAACAACCTGACCAGTCGTGTCAGCTGTGTATGGGTCTTTCAAGATACTCATTCCAGTTCTATCAATGATTTGATAAGTAGAACGAATATCACCATAAGCAACAGCGATTGCACCCGATGCGATATCTGGCATATCTTCATAGATAGCAACAGGTTGACCCAATAACTCATCAGGCACACCTTGTTGATAGAAAGTCTGCCATAGATAATTACCTTGACCGTCTTTAAGCGTACGAATATAAGAACGAGTCCCACGATTCATAACGAAAGAAGCCATATAGCCAGTTTTCAAAGTATCTTGAAGAGTGATTAACTCGTCTGAAGTAATTGCAGTAGCTCCGGCAGTTGTGATTGTTCCTACTTGTCCACGAGTGTAAACTTTAGGACTTGAAGTCTTAACTGTTCCAGTCAATAAACCAAAAGGTTGTTTGATGTTGTCACCGTTGATAAACTTGCTAGCCTCTTCACGCGCCATTTTCATAGCAACAGACTCAGAAGCCCAACTTTCAAGGTTCCACCCTGAATCCTCTAAAGAATCCTCAGATACTTTAAAGCGAGAGTAAAGACCACGAATATCAATAGAGAACTCACCAAAATCAGCTGTGTCGGTATCAGAACGACTTTCGATCTCTCCGATCCATCCAGTGTCGAACTCGTCGTCATCGTAATAACCTACATAACGATTAGTTCCGATAGTTTGGACTGAAGCCATTTGACGGATAGGTGAAGTATCAAATAAACGCTTCTCTAAAGAACCGATAAAAGGATTGATTGTATAACCACCTTGAGGGTCGATATTAGACTGTAAAGCTTTACGCTGTACATCATTCAATTCTAGACGATCAATACTTTCAGGCATTCCACCTTTTAGCCAAATCTTAATCCCTTCGTTAAAAGACTTAACATCAACGTCGTTGTTATCAAGTTCATCCTCGAATGATCCACCGTTTCTTTTAACAGCAGCCATTGTTTTTTCAAGGTTCTCTTTGATTTCCAAGATGTCATCAGCCGCAGAGCTAACTTTATCAAGCTTTTCTTTAAGTTCAGCTTGTCCACCTTCTAGTTTGTTTTGCTTTTCTAAGAGAGCGTCATTAGTGTCTCTTTCGATTTTGAGGGTTTTACCCAGCTCCTCAATCTGGTTTTTGATTTCGAGTGCATCACTCATAGCATTTACCTTTTTGTAGTAGAAAGAATTTTTGTTAAAGATGCCGACACGTCTTTCAAGTCTAGAGAATCATCCCGATCCTCGATTTCAACTCCACCCTCATCATCAGCGATGAGTGCTTCGTATCCACCAGCTATAAAAGCCTTTGCCTGTCTGCGTAAAAGTTTGGCATCTCGCAAAACCTTCTCTACGTCTCGCTTTGATAGCAACTTGCCATCATCGTCAATCATGCTTTTTACCCGTTCAACTGACGCTTGCGGGTTCATAGCGTAGCCTACAACTGAGACTTCAAAGAGTTCGACCTCTTTTAATCTAGTCACAATGCCACCGCTAAATTCTTCGGTTTCATATTCTTTGACAACATAACCAATAGAAAGCCCTTTCGGTCCTGTTCCTTTTAGCATGTTATAAGCTTTCTTTGATTCTTCTAAAGCATTTGAGCCACCTGACCAAAGACGACCTTTAACATAAAGCCCTCTGTCGTCTTCCCTCATCTCAAGCCAATCACCAATCACGTTCCCGTTTCGGTGAAAGCCAAGCATTTGAGGAAGCTGACCTTTGTTTGACCATTCCGCCAAACTCTTTTGAAATGCGCCACCTTCTACAATATCCCCACCTAGGTCAATATTGCCAAAGACAGAACCATATCCTTCGAAAATGCCGCTATCATCATTAGCGTCGTCCATCTTCGTTTCGAAGTTGATAACTTTATGTTTCAATTCCATACTCATATTTTCTTCCCTTTGCGTCATCCGTCAAATTCAACCGTCGGCATCTCTCACCAGCTTACCAGAAAACCGACCTCGAACGGATGTATTGTTTGATGTTGTTTCGGCTTCTATCCAAAAAATGCTCTTCTCACCAATCAAAAAAGGCTCACTTGGTTTTAATTCAATCCTTTCGCCACCGCCAGAAGTATCAATCGAGTCCCTGTAGATTTCAAACCTAGAGTCTACCACGCCAGAATGAACATAACCGTAAAAAGTTACACTAGGATTTCCACCACCTGACGACTTGATAGCAGAGAGGTAAAGCCAAGTCGCTAGAAACTGATAATTCCTTGGAACGTAAAAAATACATTGCTGTGTTGTTCCCTGCCCTGCTGGCATTTGAGCCATCGTGTTTCCGCTTGTTGTTGCCGTTGCTGTAATATTTCCTACATTTGAGTTAGAGCTTCCAGAAGTGAATATCGTCATTCGGTTAATGCCAAGAAATGAGTTTGATGTTGTGACTGTAGAAACACCACTCATGGCAATTACTTCAGTAACTAAATCCCAATCACCATTTACACCAAAAATAACTAACTGCCTAACACCTGTGCCGCTTGTGTTTGTGTCGGCTGCATTATCTGAAGAGATATCCAACGTCTCGGCACTAGATAATTGCTGATTGAATGCACCACCAAAAGAGGCTATGACCTCAGAGGATGCAGCATCTACATCGCTATTATAACCGAACTTATTCCAAGTGCCATTGCCTTGCCTAAGTCCCAAAGCTGTCTCGGTTGTATAATCTGTCGGTCTGACCATAACAGAGTCAAAGTCCTGTGGAACAGTTGAATCGATTGGAGCGTTTAGGGGTGTTTTATCTCCAAGCAGAACCTGAAGCCTAAAGAATGTTTGGTCTGACCCAGAGTTGTTATAGAAAATAACCCTCGCGTAACTCCTAGCGATAGTAAAACGGTGTGGGGCCTCTATTTGTGTTGTTCTATAATACCGAGTTAAAGTAGAATCAATATTTGATCCATCAGGTGAAAACTGAACCTCAAAATACCCGTTTTGATCTGTCTTGGTCGATACAACTAAACTATCAAACTCCGCGACATATTCCCAAGCACCTGTGAAATTCGACCCATTGGTTATTAAAGTTGTACTACTATTATCAGTTGAAACCTTGCCAGAAACTAAAGTCTTTAGTTCTTCTCTCCATGCCGCTACATCGAACTGAGTGTCATCACTCTTCAGCTCAATACCTGAGTTTGCTAGGTACTGCTCTCGTTTACTTGCTGGGACGTTACTCATAAATATATCATTCTACAACGGCAGTTACAACGGTTCGCAGCACTCAAACCTCGGTATCTTGGATAAGGTGTTCGCTCACTTCGCCTACCTCTTAAGACAAAGTTCTCTTTAATCCCAACGATTTGACCTTCTGCATGTTGATGAGAGTCACGGACCTTACTATCTCTAGTCGTTACCCATTGTTTCTGAGTTGCTTTCTCATATATCTTTCGGCTAACCTTATCACGACCTTCAGCCGTTACACTTCCAATCTCAACTTCACTGATTAACTGAGCCCGACGACCGTTTGAAGTTAGTTTCTTTTTAATGTCCTTCTGTTTCTCATCGAATGGAATATCCTTCTCATCGATCTTCTTCACTTGGTTCTTTGTGCTTCTACTTATCTGCTCTGCCGCTTTCTCTGCTTGCTTTCTAAAGTTCCGCTCTAGCTCACGTCTTACTTGCTCAACCTTCGCTTTATCCTTTGGGTATAACTCTTTTAAAAGCTTCTCGGTCTTCTTGATAGTTGTCTTGTAAACTGCCTCAAGTGTCTCACCGATTCTCTGACGACCACCTTCGATCGCGAACTCAGCACCAATGCGACCGCCCATTGCGTAAGCGTCGATGGCCTCACGGGCTATCTGGTTTAGTTGCTTTCTAATCTTAGGCATTGCGGTGCGTTCAAGTTTTCGCTCCATCCTGTCAATTTCATTTATCTCTCTAAGCTGACGCCTTCTATTCCTCGCTTGCGTCCGCTTCATCTTCATCATCCGCAAACGTATCGTCTAAAGGTATATCATTGGGCTGGACGAAAAGCATATTCGCCTCGCCTTCCTCTCGTGGCTCATAGCCTAATAACTCTCGTTTCTCATTGATTGTTAAGACATCAGTGCGAAGCAACTCGGCTCTTTTCTCTGCCCTCAAAGGTTCTAAAGCTTCAATGTCTTCTGACTGATAACAAACAGTCGCGCCTTCGAAGTCACTACCCAAGAAACGATTGATCTCTGAAACATAAAGGTCCATAAGGGGTAGAACCGCTTGAGTATAGAAAGCGATCTTAGCCTCGGCAAAGTTAGCGTATGTCTGTGACCCTTCTATTCCAAGTAACTGAGTAGGAACACGATAGACAGAAGCGATCTCTTGAGCTAATAGCTTAGTCCCTTGCAACCAGTCCATATCTTG